TACCTTGAAAGCATCATCGGCGTTTGCTTCATCGCCATCATCGTAATCGTCCCCCTAGCCGTGGGAGGTATGTGATGCACACCGACAGGGATCACGTCTTCCACGACAAGGAGGAGGCCGAGGCTTTTGCTGATGATATCAGGGCAAAACGCTACACTGAGATGCCTCATGCGGACGTTTACGTCTTGGGACCGTTCAAGAGCGACGACGGCACGTTCGTCGTCAATGTGGAGATATTCAAATGACCGAAGCACAAAGCAAACTAATGGGGGGTGACATGACGAAAGCAACACACACGCCGGGGCCTTGGATGCCTCCAGAACCAACATCAAATCGCGTCATTCTTGAAGGCGGCACAATTTACAAAATCCGGGCGAATAAGCGCGACAAAACTCCGATAGTTTTTGTGGCCGGTCTTGACGATGACGGACGTGACGAGGGACCGGCCAACGCCAGCCTGATCGCCGCCGCGCCTGACCTTCTGGAAGCGCTGGAAGTGATGACGGAAAGGCAGTCGCTTTATTCTGGCGGTCACGATGACGGTGCGATCACAAAAGCCCGCGCCGCCATTGCCAAGGCAAAGGGGGAAGCTCAATGACTGACCACCTGACACCGGAAGCCGTGGAGGGGAAGTGATGTTCACGCGCCGCAACGCATCCGCCGAACGCCTGGGCCTTCGCAACATCGAACGCCGTGAGATAAACGAGGCCCGCCGCAAGGACGCGGAGCACCGCGAAATGATGCTGGAAGCCATGCGCGGCCTCGGATTCGAGGCTTGCTGCGAGACCTTCGCCGGTCACGTCATGGGCAGGCCAGACGCCAGCCCGCAGGACGTGAACCGCTTTGCAGAGAACCTAGCCCGCATGGCGTGGGCCGATATACCAGCAGAATAGGAGAGAGACGATGAAAGATGCACCGGAACGTGTCTGGGCCAGCCGATATGAAGGCCAGCCGTGGGAGCTTTCGGACAGCGCGTTGACGGGTTGTCAGGAATGCGTTGAATACGTACCTGCCGTTCTCGCCCCCTCATGGCAACCGATAAAGACAGCGCCGAGGGATGGGACAATGGTTTTGCTTTGGGTTCCAGATTTCCACAAAGTTTGCACGGGTTGGTTTTGTCAGGCTACCGGACTTTGGCCGGATGATGAGCCGTTTAGCGACGATGGCGAACCATGCAACGTTGGATTTCCAACCCACTGGATGCCGCTTCCCGCCTCGCCCGCAGAATAGGAGAGAAAACATGGACCTTAAGCAGCATCTTGTACGGCAAATGGCATTCAGCCACGCAACCTTTGGGCCGGGGACAAGAGCCGAAGGCATTATGGACCACCTAAAGAAAGAGATCGAGGAAGTTAAGCAAGCACTACCGGAAGGAGCGCAGGTCGCCGCATCTGAATGGGTCGATTTGGTTATCTTATCCCTCGATGGCCTGACAAGGCAGCTTGCCTATTGCAACGGTGAACGCCGTGACCCGGATGCTGTTGCAGAAGACGCTTGCAATATGATCGTCGGAAAGCAGACACGCAACGAGGCGCGTTCTTGGCCTGACTGGAGAACAGCCGATCACAGGAAAGCGATTGAACACATCAGATAATAGCCGCCCACACGGACGGCTGTCCCCCGGCATATCATTCGCACGGTTGCCGGGGGCACCCCACATCACCGCACCCCCAGAGCGGTGATCCCCGCCGCCGGAAACCGGGAAACGTAAGGCGGCGGGGGCTTAACAGAAGGAAAGACGGATGCCCAAACGTATTCAGATGACCCGCCAGCGCCCGTGGCGCGCGGACCACCCCGATGCGGTGATCGTGGCCCGGCCCTCGAAATGGGGGAATCCGATCACGCTTCACGAACCGAGCGACATTTTCACGATCATCAGTCTCACGGGGGGAGGCGGCGACAGAACCATGCAGCAATGGCGGCGCGATGCCTGCGCCGAGGCGTTCCGGCTGATGATGATGGCGGAGCGACGCGACATCCCGGCGGGAGAGGTGACCGACCTCGACCGCGCCATGGCCCTCAAACCCGGCCCCTATCCCGCCCACGACGAGATCCGCGCCGAGCTGCGTGGCAAAGACCTAGCCTGCTGGTGCCCGCTCGACGCGCCTTGCCACGCAGATGTTCTGCTGGAGATAGCCAATGATTGACGAAACATACCAATCCGAAAGCCACCACACACCAGAGAGCCTGGACCGCGACGCGCGACTTGTCGGGCATGAGGTGAAGACACGGGGAGCTGGTTTTACAGGACCCATCGACAGCATCTCCATCCGCGAACTCTCCATGCCCGGTGGGGCGGTCATCGGTGCTGAACTGGTCACGAATAGCACGTTTGATGCGGACAGCGACTGGACGATTGGAAAGGAGAACACCATGACTGATGCACCTGAACGGATTTGGCATTCAATTGACAGGAAGGGAAAGATAAACGGCTCACCTGACGCGCATGTCCAGCCGTGTGAAGGTTCTTTGCCTGCTTATGTTGAATACGTCCGCGCCGATCTCGCCCCTTCATGGCAACCGATAAAGACAGCGCCGAAGGATGGGACCGAGATCATTCTTTTGACGAGAAAAGGGATATGCCGAGGCAAATGGGATGTAGTGGATTTTGGCGAGTACCCATTGGACCCAGTGTATAAGTGGTGGGTAAACTCAGATGATGTGTTTTGGTTTGAAGAGCCATACGACGAACCTACCCACTGGATGCCGCTTCCCGCCCCGCCCGCAGAATAGCCGCTCACACAAGGAAGGAAAGGCCAATGACCGACGAGACCTACAACGACGAAAGCCTCCACACACCCGAAAGCCGCGACCGAGACGCGCGGTTTGTTGGGCATGAAGCGAAGGCGGACACCAGCAAGGAAGCGGTGGAGCGGTTGGCTGGTGTGGCAGACCTATTCGCAAAAGCCATGAAAGTTTGGCAGCACGCGACCCAAAAGCACAATGAGGACGTGCGAGACACCTTGCGCGCCCTCATCACCGAGCGCGACGCCCTCCGCGAAGAGGCGGAAGGCGCACATGCCATCATCGCAGCAGAGCGGGCCGAGGTGCTCAAGCTGCGGGAGGACTTGAAAAATGCGGCAGAGGTGTTGGCCGTATATTGCGACCCGATGAACATGGAGCCGGAACACGAAATGTTTTCGACCCTGATTATCAACCGCACCCTCGCAGGGCAGGAGGAAGGGCAGCGATGATCAACGGTAACCGCGCTCGCGTAGAGGAGCTGACCATGCAAGGCCGGTCGGCATCCGAGATCGGTAAAGAACTTGGGATTGCTGTAAACACAGTCTATTCGCACCGGCATTCAGCGCGGCGAAGGCAGCTCGATCCAATGCCAGAGACGCCCATCGAGTTGAGAGAGTACTGGAGGTTCAAACAAACGAAGGAAGAGTGAGAGATTTTTGTGGGTCGGGCGTCTGAACGTGGCGCATTCTGGTAGCACAACCAACACCTAAACCACTCTCGGCGGCTCCAAGGTTGAGTTGCTCCCGACCCACAACATCGAAATACCAAGCCGGAACGCTTGGCGCAAGGAGAGAATATGACAGACCCAACCTATAACGCAGGCTTTGCCGCAGGGATCGAGGCCGAGGTGATGAAGCTGCGGAAGGAAAACGAGCGGCTGCGGAGCCTTGTTTTTGCCGCCTACTGTGAAGGCTGGATTGAAGCGGGGGGCGGGGTTTTGGTGGATAACAAGTGGGCGCAAAGCGAGTGTCGCGCCGCCCTGAAAGGAGAACACCATGACTGACGCACCCTCCGTTTGGATTTGCGCGTCGAAGGATGGCCGTGTATTGTTGATCTTGGTGAGGAGAACACCAAACCGCTCGGATCATCCGTCAAGGTTGCCGATAGGTAATGTGTCTTCTGAAGGAAGCGGGGTTTCGGCCCCGCTTTTTCATTGCAGCCAGTCCCGCTTGTGGTGATGGCGGGAATCCCGCTGTCAGATTAACCACCACCGGGACCGCCACGCTCGACTTACCACACAAAAAGCCCCGCTCACCGGGGCAGAGGCAAGCGGGGCGGTTAGTTTTACATGGTCTTCACATGTGTGGGAACATCGTTGACATGCTAACACGCCGCTAGATGTTGCACCTGAAAGCCGGTGCCGCTAGGGTTAGGCTACATCAAGGAGATGGATCATGGCAACAGCTAAAAAAACCGTGAAAGCCCCTGACACAACAGCTGAACAAGCTATGCTGGACAAATTGTCCACCGTTGGTGGCAGTCACGTTCAATGGGATGCAGCCTGGCAGGCCTACAAAAACGCGGCGGGCATCAAATGAACGCCGCAGATCGGGAACTTGTGGCCACGCTGCGCACCATTCACCGCGTTGAAAACCCACGCGCTGTAGATCGGCTGTGTCGTGAAGCCGCTGATCGCATTGAACAGCTTTCGGCCCCGGAGCCGAAGCGCCGAGGCCGACCGCCGAAGTATCTTAGCGATCAAATTAGCGGTTAAGCAGCCCAGCAGGCTCATTGGCCGCCGCTGGGAAGCCGTAAAGCATACCACGCTCAAGGCCGGGGATAATGCCAAGCGGCCCTGTCAGCGCGCGTTGCCCTGGCGTTGAGCGAAGCGCAGCTTGGCCAATAGACGGAGCAAGGTATCCTCCTGCGGCCATGCCAGCAACGCCAAGCGGACCGATATTGTCGGCATTCATGCCGATAAGTCCCGCAAGAACGCCCATTTCAGGCCCCCTTGGCGAGAACCTCACGCCGCCAGATGGGACGCGATCAAGGTCGCCCAGAACTTCCCGAGACGCAGCGGCAGCTTGCGATATAGGGCGCAAAACTTGCCCCGGCCTTTGCGAAAGCAAGCGAGTTCCCTCGCGCCGAGAAACTTCACCATAAAGAGCATTTGGCGTCACAAGGCCGGAGCTTGCTGTTGCGCCACCACTCCTGCGCATGGCGTTGATCACCGTCATATAGTCCCGGTAATCCGAACGAGCGTCCATAAGCCGACGATATAGGGTCGGGTCAGCAGTTTGGCGCGCGCCCTCAATGACGATCTCGTTTAATGCCTCCATGAGGTCAGTTGCGAGTCGGGTATTTGCAATCGGAATTTCCGTTCGTGGATTGGCCGACGATTGCAAAATTGGGCGAATTTCGGCGCGCCAGTTTTGCAGCTGCGTTTGCGTCACCGGAACGCCATTATCAATGGAATTGATAATGCTTTCAGTTACGCGGTTCAGCGTTCCTGTGAGTTCGTCGCGGCCCGTGTCGTCAAGATATTGCACAACAGATTGATAAATTCGGTCGCGCACGTTCTGGCTTGGCACGACTTCAATTAGTGCCTCTGCCTCATCAAAGACGCTACCAAGACGTGCACCGACTTCTCCCAAAGCTTCGCGCGTGGGGCGCTCGGCTGTGGAGCCAAGCTGGCGCATCAAATACCTGTTCAGGTCAAGGATCGTGTCGCGCTGGCCCGCTTCGACGCCCTCAAGGCGCATTAATCGCTCACTGCCGAGCCGCTGACCGACCGTCATGTCTGTGATGCCAAGGTTCTCAAGTTGAGCGACAGATCGGGCGCGCTCGCTTCCGGCCTCAAGAGCGCGCGCTTCCGGCCCAATCGCCGCAGAGCGCAAGCCTCCAGCCAAAGCAGACGACGCCATCGGCCCAAAGATTTCAGCCCCTACGCCTGCAAGTTGTGCGGCCTCTGGGGACATGCCCAAGTCTTCCGCGACTATTTCCGTTCCCTCGCCCATGGCGCCGGGCGCCACAGCGCCCCAGCCGAGACGAGCCGGAAGAGAAACCCCACCGATAGGGATAAGCGCGCCGGGGACGTTTTCAGCGATTCGCTGCGTAAAACGCCCGGTAGTAGTTTGCGGCTCATACGCCATTGTCTCCGGCGCGACTTCGGATGCTGCGCCGGTCAACGTCTGCCCACCAGGTGCAAATGGGGAAATGCGCTCAATTGCTTGCCTGGCCGTCTCTGTGTAGAATTCAGTCGGCAGGTCTTCACCGCTGAAGTATTCATAGACTGGTTCAACTAGGCGCCCGGATTGCGCCCCGAGCCACCCCGTTATGGCGCCCGGCAGATCAGCTAGGCCAGTGACACCACGCGCCAAACCAGAACCGGCGGACATTGCCAAGTCGCCAGCAAGGCTCGGCGCCTGCGGCTCTGAAGGGGCTTGATAATCAGGGTGCTGGCTCGCCATCTGCGCAAGCCGCGAAGCATCTAGGGCAGCCTGTGCGTCACCCTGCTGCGCGCGACGGTTAGCCTCGCGCAGCGCCTGCATGATTTGTTCAAGTTCCATTATTGGCCCCCAAGATACTGCTCAACCAGGCTTCTGTCATCGTCTGATAGCGTGAATGTTTGGGGGCCACCCCATGCGGCTGCCCACTCCGGCGGAATATTCATCAGGCGACGAGCCTCATCGGACAGATCGGGATGCTGATAAATTTGCCGCAGCGTCTGGATTGAGGCCAAAGGATTTGCCGCATCGAGAACGCCACCGACGCCGGAGATGATTCGGATGTCGGTGTCGGTTAGCGTGCCTGTGTATCCTGCCGCCCTAGCGTCTGCCACACTTTCAAACGCCTGCACCGCTGCAAGCGGAGCCAGCGCACCTTGAAGCGCTCGGAACTGATAAGTGTCCGCGCCCATGTTGGCCGTATAAGCCGCTTGGCGCGAAGTGTTTATGAACTGTCCGTCTGGCGTGAGGTATTCCGCAAAGGCATTAACGGCAGCAGGAATTTGCTCAACAAATAGGCTTTGCCGTCCCTCCTGGGCTTCCTGACCTGCCTGCGCAGCCTCAAGCTGATCTCTACGCTCTTGCAGGCGCTCGATGATATCCATGTTTGTTTGAATCTGATCCGTTGGATCAATCGTGATGCCACCCGCGCTAATCGCTGGTCGCTGAGACAGTTCCGAATTCTCTTGGCTCAGTTGAGCCATTGCTGCGTCCACATCTTCAACAGTCGTAAACGATGCAGGATTAAACACGCTGGGCGCGGCGGGTTCAGCCGCAGGAGCAACAGGCTCCGCCGCAGGCAGAGCCGCTTCCTCTTCTCCGGTGTATTCACCGACCAGATTGCCTTGAGCGTCAACCATAACGCCTGGCAACGGGCGCGTGCCTGCCGCGCCGCCAGCGGAGGAGACAGCCGGGGTTCCGGTGACAGCAGGCAACACGGCCCCGGTCCCAGTTGGAACTGCAGGAAGCGCGCCACCGAAGCCATCCATCAGGCCTGCTTGGATTTGATCAGCCATCGCCTGCAGCCCGCTAACGTCTTGGCGCAAGCTTTGCCCCAAGATGATTTGCTGCTGGATCATTGCAAGCGCCTGAGCGGCCTGCACTCGGTTCTGGAACATACCCTGCTGCCGCAACCGCTCGCGCTCTCGGCCCTGCTCAAAGCCGCCAAGCGCTGACGTAAAGAAGTCGCTTTGTTCACCTTGCAGGGACGCGGCTGCATCCCGAAGGGCAGCAAAGCCAAGCAACATGCGCTGATTGCGAGACAAGCCGCTGAAGGGATCGGTTTCACCACCTTGTCGTGGCGCGTCGCGGTAGCCTGGGAACAGGTTGCCCAGCCCTTGCCCAATCGTTTGCATCGTGTTCTGCACGCCGCCCATGAAGCCGGTCGGCGGCGCGTTCGGGTCCATAGTCATGCTGCATTCCCAATCTTTGCTTCAAGGCCATCGTAATCAACGCGCAAGTAGCCGTCATCGCCCTCATGCACAAACTCTGGATGCTGCTCCCGCAGTTCCTGCGCGATAACCCCAAACGGTCGAATACTATCAGCCCCGATCCGCTTGGCCTCCTCGTTCCACGTCCAGCGGTAAAACTTGATGCCAGCAACGTCAGCGACCAGAACCACGTTTTCCTTGAGGCGGCGATCAGAGAAGGCCGACAATGCCTGACCAGCAGCGCCAATTGCGCCAAGCGTGCCAGCGAAACCAGGGCTGCTGCTTTGCGTGGTGGTCTGGCCGACCAAACCTTGCCCAAGACCACCGGCCCCGACAAGAGCGCCAAGCGTTTGCAGCGGGTAATTCTGTTCGCGCAAGAACTCATTGTAAGCCGCTTCCAGCGCCGCTTGGTCGGTGGTCTGCTGAAGCCCGCCGACCTGCTGAAGACCAGCGGCAGCTTGCCCCGCCGCACCCTGACCAATTTGAAGCTGGGCCATAGTCGCGGCCTGCGCCTCATTGTAGCCTTGCCGCATAAGGTCAGCGATCATTTGATCTCGGCCAAGCTCGTAAGTTGCTTGGCGTTCGCCCTCATAGACACCACGCCGCTCGTTCCCGAAGGCGCCGGACCGAGTAATATCAGCCATTTCCTGCGTCTGCGCAATCTCGCGTTCGCGGGCCATACGGGCCAGAGCCGGATCAAGCACGTTTGCCGTGTAGCCAGACAAATTCGCCTCGTTCATTGCCTGATAATCGGCGGGCGTCATGCCGCTGATCTGCCCAATCTGGTCATAATAAGGCAACGCGCCCAACGACGTTTGCGATACATCCGCAACCATCTGGCCTTCGTATGGCGTAAACGGCTGCTGGGCGATAGCCGTGGCCGCCGGAAACACTTGCTCGGAGTAAAAGTCCTCGATGAAACCGGGGACCGTGGCCGTGCTGCTTTGGGTCGTTTTGCTTCTACCCATGTTTCAACTCCATTTCATATACGCGGCTCTTTTCCTCAAAGCCGAGTTTCGCCGCGTGCTTGGACCACCCCAAGCGACCATTTGCTTCTATTGCCGAGCAGCCCATTTTTTCAGCCACCTCAACCATCGTATCCAAAGCGTCCTCCAGCCAAACCTTCATGTGCATCCCTGCAATATGCGATAGGTGGAGGATTTTCCTGCGGGGGTGTTGGATAATCATTGTTATGATTACCGCCGTCAACTTGTCCCCAACCGTGATGAGCCATAACTGCTGACCACCGTTGATTAGATCACCGCGTATTTCATCAAGACCAACATCATTGGCGACACGACGCTGCGACATTGCCACAATTGGCGACACCACAGCCCACACCATATCAACGCGGTCACGCTGCACTAGGCTAACCTTTACAGGCAGTTTATCCGATTGAGCGGCCATTGTCATCCGCTCAACCTTGTGACAGCAATCGTGCTGGCAGGCGTGCCAGGCGAAAAGGCGGTGGCCGCATAGGCAGCCAGCTTTCCGTTTGTGCTATCAACCGCCCAATACGCCTCAAGGTAATCTCCAGCGGACACAGTAAAGATAGACGAGCGGCTCACCACAATGGTCGAACCATTCTGATGCAGAGCGTTTTTCATGGTCGAGCCGCTAACATCAACGCCGTTGAGACGGGGCCAGAAGTAAAACTCAACAGTCGACGAAGACGTTGACGCGATCTGTGCGGAAAAGCTGACCATGTAGACGCCAGCCTCTTCGAACACGATGCGCGATGCCGGTGTACCCAAACTGATCCCGTTTGCCGAAGCGACCGTATATGTCAAAGCGTATGCAGTATCGACAGCCGCAGCAGTCACGTCAGCATCTATGTAAAGCTGCGCGTCCCCGTCTTCCAAGACGACCTGTCGCCATTCGCCGTTCTTGCTTACGACCGGATAGCCGTTTACGTCATCCCAAAGCAGAACGCCGTTTTGAGCCGCGCTGTCAGACGACTGCTTGTAGACAAGCTGCACAAGCTGGCGGCCTAGCTGCCTCAAAAGCTGAGACGCCCATGCTTTCCAGTCTGAACCTGTTGGCTGCGGTAGGTTCATCGCCTGCCAGCCTCAGTTACATCAACGCGGGGGACGCCAAACCGCCAAGCGCTTAGGGTGCTGCCCGTGACGCGCATTCTGGCTTGGCGACCAGCGAACCGAACGCTGGTCGGATTGGCCATGGTATAAGGACCAAACGTGCTTTCTGGTGAGTTTGGATAGAGCCGCGTTTTGAACGTCACCGTCACCTCGCCCTGCGTTGCCTCGTCAGGGATTAGCTTATGCACGTTTACCAGCCGGTCGCCGTTGCCGATGCTGGCAGGTCCACTTTCCGCGTAGACCTCCGCCCCACCATAGTTAAAGCCGGTTTCATGGTCATAAACATCGCCGCCGTCGTCAGCGTAGATCGGCGTCCTGAAAACACCGCGATCCACGCCGCTCGTTCGCGCAAGTTTGCCAAGAAGCCAGTGACCCTCTTTGAAGTCATAAGCCACATAACTGTCGATTTCGTTTGAATCCGACGAGCAGTAGAACCACCAAACCTCGCCGTTCTGGCCGTTGTTGACGGCCCACGTCTTGCTGATCTGAGCGGTGTTTAGGTCAAGGAAAACAGCGTCACTGACCTCGCACGGGATTTCTTGAACGGTTTGCCCATCAAAACGGAAGAACCCTTTGGTCCCCATCCAGAAGACGCCAGCATCCGTGGACGCCGAGGCCTTGCGGGCGATTATGCCGCAAGACGACCCGACGCGCTCGAATTGATAGACAAAAGGCGGCCCAACATATACCGCACGGTGCGCGTCTGTGTCAGTAAGGATTAGCGATTGACCGCTTGTGCGTTGTGCGCACATGATCCGGCCCGGCGTTTGCAGGATTTGACTGCCAGCCTGATTGGTCGCCGCAGCCGTCCATGTCGTGTTATCTTCCTGATCGGACCACGCAACTTTACGGCTATCACCACCGGCCCCAAGCGCGAACAGAAACCGCTCTTCTGTCGAGAACACGCCGGAGCATCCGGTCGGAGCATTGCTGATAACAGCCGCAGGTGTTCCGGTGTTCAATTGCCACTCGTACAACTTCCCGTCGGAACTGCTGCACGCGACCAAATACTGACCCCATGTATCCATCTGCCAAGTGGTCGCCTCTGAGAAGTTGCCGGTATCCGGTCGGATCGTTCCGTAGAAACTTGATCCGAACGTGCCGCCCCCGTACCCGGTATTCACCGCAGCGTCTTCAAGGCCAGCCGTCAAGCCGACTGGCGTGATATCCGACGCGCTGCTGGCGCTGCCGAGCATGACGTAGAGTTTGTTATACGTCCCCGCCGCGATCCAGTGATCCGCGTTGTTATCCTCCCACGCCAGCATCCCACGCGGCGCGGCGGCATAGGCCGAGGCAACACGATCTCGCCAGCCGCCAATAGGCCGCAGGCTGCCCTCTTTCCAGCGCACAAGGCTGCCATCACGCCAGCGGTTGCTGCCTTCCAGATCGGTGCCGTTGCGGAAGAAACCAGGCGGGATTTTTATGGGGACGTAGGTCATCAGTAACCAATGGCAATGTATGTCTGATCATAACCGCTTGTGTGGTGCGAAATTTCACACCCGCTAGTGGTTATGTTTTTGACCGATGG